GTTAAGAGCCTATTAGACGAAGGAGTAAAGATCGGAGTTTCAACTCGAGGTCTTGGTTCGGTCAAGGCAGGTAGAGACGGAGTCATGGAAGTACAAAAGGATTTCCACCTTTCTACTGTTGATATTGTCACTGACCCTTCAGCACCAAATGCATTCGTAAATGGTATCATGGAGAATGTAGAATATTACTACGACATTGCTTCTGGTAATTGGAGAGCCCAACAGGCTATCGAAAATATCCAAGAAGAAGTGGAGAAAAAAGTAAACAGAGTAGTAAGGACTATTGATGAAGCTGCGGCAACAAGAATGTTTGAAACATTTATCCGCACTTTGAGAAACTAAATTTTTATAAATAAAAACAGTCAAGTTTATTATAAAAGATATTTGTAAATTATAACAAATTTAAAGGAGAAAAATAATGGCAAACATAGAAGAAAAATTCGTTGCCGATGATGGAGTCTCAGAAGTACCTGAGCCTGTAGCACCTGAGGGTGGTGAAGGCAAAAAGGACAAGTTGAAGAAGACTACTACTGACGAGCCTAAAGGCGCTGCTGATGGTAAGAAAGTAATTCCTGGCCAAAAAGATGCAGGTAAGCCTGTTCCTACTGCTGAAGAAACTGAAGTTGAAGCTGAAGTTGAAACAGTGGAAGAAGAGGTTGTAGTAGAATCCTCAATTGAGTCAATTATCGAAGGCGAAGATTTATCTGAAGAATTCAAAGGCAAGATTAGTCTTGTATTTGAAGCCGCATTAAACGAAGAAGTAAATAAGAGAACTGAAGTTATTCGCGAAGAATTAACTAAGTCTTTAGACGAAGCGTTGGAAGAAGCAGTATCTGAGAAATTAGAAACTATTACTACAAACGTTGATAAGTATTTAGACTACGTTGTATCTGAGTGGATGTCTGAGAATGAAATTGCTATTGAATCTGGAATTAAGGTTGAAATGGCAGAATCATTAATGTCAGGTCTTAAGAACTTGTTCGTAGAGCACAACGTATCAGTTGATGAAGAATCAGTTGACGTTGTAGCAAACTTAGAGACAACTGTTTCTGAATTGGAAGGTAAGGCAAATGATCTCGTAAATGAGAACATTGAATTACAGAAAGAAATTCAAACTTTCAAAGCAGGACAAAAATTTGACGAACTTTCAGAAGGTTTATCTGAGAATCAGGTAGAGAGATTGAAAGTATTGTCTGAAAAGCTTGATATTGAAGATCTTGATGCATACGCAGAAAATCTTCAAGTAATTAAGGAGTCATTCTTCTCTGACAAGCCGATTGTGGAATCACATGACGTTCAAGAGGAAAACGACGAAATTATTCTAGAAGAACAGGAAGAAATTAAACCAGCTTCTGATTACTCTTCTATTAACGCTTTAGTTGAAGCTTTCAACACTAAGAAGTAGAATAATTAATTTTTGGTTTTAAAATTAAATTTTTTAATTAAAGGAGATCCAAAATGGATAATTATACAAGACTAGTGGAAAAGTGGGAGCCAATTTTAGCGCACGAATCTTTTTCACCTATTCAAGATTCTCACAGAAAAGCAGTTACTGCTACAATTCTTGAGAACACAGAAAAAGCACTAGCTGAAACTGGTGACTTATCTGCTAACATGACTAGCTTGCTTTCTGAAGCACCTACTAATGACGTCGGTACAACCGGTGGATTTACAGGTGGTTCTGCTGCTGCAGGTCCTGGTGCAGGTTATGATCCAATTCTTATCTCATTGGTAAGACGTGCTGTTCCTAACTTAATCGCATACGATATCTGTGGTGTTCAGCCTATGACTGGTCCTACAGGTCTTATCTTCGCAATGCGTGCAAGATATGGTTCACAAGGTGGTGCAGAAGCAATGTACAACGAAGCTGATACAGACTTTGCTGGTGCAGGTACTCACGCAAATACTTTACCTGGTGGCGCTGTCACAACTGGTACTGGTATGACTACTGCAGCTGCTGAAGCCTTAGGCGACGGTAATGGTACTAACTATGCAGAAATGGCATTCTCTATCGAGAAAGTAACTGTTGCTGCTAAGACTCGTGCTTTAAAAGCAGAATACACAACTGAGCTTGCTCAGGATCTTAAAGCTGTTCACGGCCTAGACGCAGAAACTGAATTAGCTAATATTCTTCAAACTGAAATCTTAACAGAAATCAACCGTGAAGTTATTAGAACAATTTATGATACTGCTGTTGCTGGTGCTGCTGGCGCTGCTACACCGGGTACATTCGACTTAGACGTTGATGCAAACGGTAGATGGTCTGTTGAGAAGTTCAAAGGTTTAATGTTCCAAATCGAGCAAGAAGCTAACGCAATTGCTAAAGGAACAAGAAGAGGAAAAGGTAACGTTGTTATTTGTTCTTCTGACGTAGCCTCTGCTTTACAAATGGCTGGTGTATTGGATTACACACCTGCTCTTAATTCTAACTCTCTTGAAGTTGATGACACAGGCAATACTTTTGCTGGTGTTCTTAACGGACGTTTCAGAGTATATGTTGACCCATTCGCAGGCGCTAACTACTTAGTAGTTGGTTATAAGGGTTCATCTGCATTTGATGCAGGTTTATTCTACTGCCCATACGTACCTTTACAAATGGTTCGTGCGGTTGGTGAGAACAGCTTCCAACCAAAAATTGGATTCAAGACACGTTACGGAATGGTTGCTAACCCATTCGCACAAGGTGACGTATCTAGCCAAGGTCTTGGAGCACTTACTGCTGACGTTAACAAGTACTACAGAAAAGTTACAATTTCTAACTTATTCTAAGAACGAGTTAATAACAAGAGTTAGGTCAACTAACCACAAGAGATTCCTCGGAATCATTGAGGAGGAC